CGGCGGCGGTTGTGACGCTCACCGTGGCGTTGGGCCACTCCGGCACCAGCCACTCGCCCAGCGCGTTCGCCCTGACAGCCTGGATCATCGCCTCGGCGCCAGTGGTTCGCAGTGTGTGCGCCAGGGTCAGGAACTGGGTCGCGTCCTTCAGGCTGTCGCGCCACTCGCCGCCAGGCGCGGATCGAATATCGGTGTAGAACTCGAGTGACTCCGCGATGAGTTGCGGCAGCCAGCGCCAGACATCAGCCATTGCGACCCATCCGGCGCTGCTGCCACGCCGCGGTGCGTTCGCCTTGCGGGCTCCGGTTCCATGCGTCGATCTTGCGCGGGTCGTCCAGCACGACGACGGCGGGCGGGTTGACCGTGACCCGCGGTGCCGGCATGGCCTGCATCGCGCCTCGGCGCGGTGACGCGCCCTGGGGCCCCGACACACCCATCATCCGGGCCGTCGCCGCGCCGCCTTTGACGTTGGCTGGACCAGCGATCAGTGTCGGGCGAGTCACGAGCCTGCCGTCAACCACCTCGGGCCGCTTTTCCCCCACCACGCCGATCTGGCCCCTCGGGATACGGCCTCCGACATCAAACAGGCCAGCGAAGAACGAGCCAAGGCCCTTTCCGGTCCCGCCGGCTGATTCCCCGCCCCACAGCATCTTGAATGCCTGGTTGAGAAGCAGGTTGCCGAGTTGCTTGAGCAAATCCCCGATGGCCGACTTCAAGTCCTTGGCGCCGCTCAGCACGCCGACGAAGAACCCCTGCGCCGCGCTTTCGATGCCCTTCATCGTCTCCGAGACCAGCTTCTGCTTGGCCTCGAGTTCGGTGAGTTGCTCGACCAGAGCGGCGATCTGCTGGCCCTCCTTCGAATAGATATCGACGCCGGCGCGCTGCAGTTCTTGGTGGAGCCTGCGGGCCTCGGCCGTCATGCCGACCTGTTCGACCTCCGACTTCAGCTTGTCGACCACCTTCTGGATCGCCTCGGCTTCTTTCTCCGCCTCAGCAGCAGCCTCGCTACGCCCGCCACCCCCGCCGCCGCCACCTCCACCACCAGCCTTGGGCGGCTCATAGGCAAGCCCTGCACCCGTGACTGGCGCCCGGAATGCGCCGCCGCCGAATTGCACGCGAGACCGCGCCGAGTCCGGGCCGGATGATTGTCCGGTGCGCGCCAGTTCGGCCATGTAATTGGCCTGCGCCATAGCGGAGCGGTACTCGTTCGCCTTGTTGATGGCGTTCTGGATTGCCCCGAGGACCGTCTGCCACGGCCCGTTAAGGTTCGTGTTCGCCGCCTGGTTCATGATCGACTGGAAGACTTCGGCGACAGCCTGGGCCCGCTCGATCGCGGCAATGCGCTCCTCTTCCTTGTTGATCGATTCGATCAGCGCGTCGATCTCCGCGATCCGGCTCTGCACCGCCTCCTGTCGTGCCTCAAGTTGCGCACGCTGGTTGGCGCCCTGCGCTGTGCCCACAAATCGGATTTCGTTCGCCAGTTCCTGCTCAAGCGCAATCCGCTCGGCGACGAGGGCGTTGACCTCGTTTAGCCCGACCTGCTCCTCGGCGCTGGATGCGCCGCTTTGCAGCATCTGGCGGGCGATGGTCAGTTCTTGGACCTTGGCGATTAGCCCATCAATGACCGCCTGCTCGGCCTCCATAGCGGCCTTGTGCGCCTTGGCCGCTTCTGCGCCGCTGAACAGGCTGGCCACCATTGGCACGATCGCTGCGGTCAGACCGATCACGCCGAAGGTCAGCAGGTTGACCGGGCTGAGCAGCGAGGCAAAGACGCCCTTGAACGCCTGCAGCGCGCCAGTGGCGCCCATCGGGCCCAAGACCTGAGCGACCTGCGAACCCTGTTGCAGCATAAGCTGGAACGGGTTCTGCCCCGCCTGCATCATCATGGTGATGTCGAAAACCTGCGCCGTGAGGTTCCCGACCTGTCCCGCCGAAGCGTTGGCAGCGCCGCCGGCGCGCGTTGCACTGACGGCCATCCCGTCGAGGCTGGCGCTGGTCTTTTCAACGGCGACAGCCGCCTGCTGTGCCTCGGTCTCGATCGTGCCGAGGGCGGTCTTGGCTTGGCTGGCCCCGGCTTGCGCCGCCGCGCCCATAGCCTTGGCAGACGCCCCAAGCTTTGCAGCCGCGGCGTCGGCCTTGCCTGCCTTTGCAATGACAGCATCAAGCGCGGGCTCGGCTTTCTTGAGGCCAGCCGTTTCGGCCCCCAGGACCAGCGTTGCGAAATCAGCCATTGCTTCTCTCCACGGGCGCAATCCGAAGCGGATCGGTCGCCTTCTGGTTTTCTGTGACGTAGGCCCAACTCATGTCGAACAGGGCCTGCGCCTCCCACCCCGCGCTGATCAGGCCTGTGGCCCGCGCGAAGGCGTCAATATCACCCCACGTCTGCGGCGCCATTCCTTCGAGGCCCTGGCGGGCGAACCGAAGTTGATGGAATGCGTCGATGAGGTACTGCCCCGGCCCCACGTCGGGCAGCACAGGCATGACCTGCGCCTCTGCGTGTCGCTCGAGCCTGGTCTTGTCGTCCTTGCCGGCCTTTGCGTGAAGCCAGCCGAGTTGCAGCGCCCAGAGCGTCAGGGCGCGGGTGCGTTTCCCAGCTTCGCCTTCTCAGCCACCACGATATCGATGACCTGCTGGGCAAAGGTCTTGTTGGGGATGAAGAACGATCCGTCCTCGCCACGCTCGAGCCGCGGCATGTTCATCGCAAGCCACCACGGGGCGTCAGCCTCGGTGGCGGGGCGGTCGCCGCGGTTCACATTCTCAAACCCGGCAACGAACGGCAGCGCGACCTCCACGTTGTAATCGTGGACCTCGATCAGTGCCATGTTTTGCGGGTCAAGCGGGTTGATCATCTGGGCGCGGCTGCGAACCACCTCTGCCCTGACAACGCTGGGCGCGGTTGGGCCCCGGACCAGCACCATGCAGGCCTTGCCTGTGTCGGGATCCACGATCGGCTCAAGCGTGTCGGGGTGCAGGATGGGGTGAGGCGTTCCCGCCTCATCCCGCCCGCGCTGATCGAACTGTGAAAAGTCCATGCGTCAGATCCTCAAGGAGCCGCCGCCCGGACTTCTTCGTAGTTCTGGGCAAAGGTGACCGTGAAGCCACGATAGCTTTCGACCGTGCCCTCGTTGTCCATCAGCGAGTACATGATCCCGGTCATGTAGATGTGCGTCAGGGTGCCGTTCGGCAGGACAACCCGCACGCTCACCTCCTGGCCGTAATCCGGCGCGGCGTAGGTCTTGACGTTGGCCTGCCCGGTGTCGCCAGGCACGTCGCGGAATCCCATTTCGGTCTCGCGACCTTTGGATGCACCCTTTTCCAGCTTGGTGATGCCGGTCGTGAGGTCGGGCACCTCGATGGTGTCCGTCTCCATTCCCGGGATAGGCGCGACCTGCAGGCCGTTCACCACGGTCCAGGTCAGTGCCTCATAGCCAGCATCGTCAAACGTCGCAGGGACGCCCGGCGAGACCGAAACAACGCTACCGATATAGTTGGTCATGTGGATGGCTCCTCTTAAGCCTTGGTTTCAGGGTCAGGGGTGGCGGCCGGGGAGACGATCCACCCCTTGTCCAGCCATTTCTTGAGGTCGCGGCGCAGCGGATGCGCCTCGGCCTTGTAGATCGGGTGCCAGACCCGAACTCTTGCCACGGGCTTCTTGGTCATTGCTCCTCAGCCTCGTAATCGATGCGCACCGGCACGCGGTAGTCCATGCCGTCGCGGATGCCCTGCTGTATCGCCGGGGGCTGCATGACGGTGATCACGCCGCCCGGGATGGTGATGCGGGTGCCGTAGGGAAACGCCTCTGCGATGTGGTCCGCGATGTGCAGCGCCGGGCTGGCGAATAGCCCTGCCTCGATGACGACCGTGGCCTGAAAGAACCCGACCGAGTGCTTGAACCCGCCAGCCAGCGTGTCGTCAAACGTCCTGACCCGCACCACCTCGGCTGCGATGTAGGGCCGCGCCGGGACGCTGTCGCGGTTCTCGAACACCACCTCGTAAAGGGGCATGGCGTCGACCAGCCGCTGGCCCAGGGCGTTCTGGATATCTTCCTCGGTCATTGGACCTCCCTGACGCGGGCCGCGACGAACTCGCTGAACCGCGCCGCGTTCTTGCCGACGAAATGCCGCCCGGCTTGGTTATAGGTTCGGCCGAGGCTGTCTGTGCCCCGGAACCCAGCCTCGATCCGAAGCGCGTAGGGCGAGGTCCACGCGAAGGTGAGTCGGTCGCCGATCTGCAACCCGGCGATGGCCGTGGTGTAGGACAGCGCCCCCTTGGCGCCACCGCCCGAGCCTTTGCCCGAGGTCAGCGAGTTGATCAGGTCCGACGAGACCACCGGAATCCGGCCCTCGATGAAGGTGCCCCCCGTCCGCGCGACGCCGGGCTGCGGGGTCTGGGCTGCCTCCATCACGTCCTGGATCGCGTTGACCGCGACGTAGCGCATGTTCTTGAGCGTGCGGCCCTTGAACGCCTCGATCTGGGCGACGAAGGACTTGGCCATCAGCCCTTCTCCACCTGAACCCGATAGACCGCGATGCATTTGCACCCAATGACGTGCCGCGCCGGGGCGGTGTCGTCGTGGGGGTAGCGCATCGCCGTCCCGTCGGGGAAAACGAACGGCTGGCCCAGAGGCACGACCGTCCCGCTCATGGCGATGTGATCCACCCGGGGCTCGGCCGACAGGTTGTGCTGCCACCGAACCGAGACGCCGGTCACGCCCTCCATTTCCAGCATCTGCCGGTAAGACTGATCCCGGCCCGCAGCAGCGGCTCGGAACGTCTCGGCCTGCGCGATGACCTTGCCGCGGTAGCCCAGCGCCTTGACCTTGTGGGCCTCGAGGATCTTGTCGAGGTCGGCGCCCTGGATCGCCCGGCCTTCCTTGATCGCCCTTCGCACCTGCTTGTCGAACCGCCGGTCGCGCAGCGCCAGTTTCAGGTAATCCCGCAGCGCGGCTGGGTTGCCCGAGGATAGCCCCGCACGGGCGCGGGCGATGCTGGCCGCCTGTGGCCCCGTCAGGCCCACGATCGAGCCCACACGGACGCTGCCGACCCGCTTTCCAGCGATATCCCGGGCCACGCTCTGGGCGGGCCGGTTCAGGTCGATTCCGCCCGCGATGGTTTGGCGCACCGCGTCCCTGCTCTCCTCGGTCAGTCGCGTGACCAGCCTGGCGCTGTTCTGTGCCGCCCATGCCATCGCATCGGGCCGGGTGCCGTCGAACTGGAACAGCCCCAGCACGCCGGGTCCGTCACCGCCGACGAGATTTCCGCCCGAGAAGAAGGCGCCGCGCAGCGTCTCGCTGATTACGGCCACGTCGCGCGGCTTGAGGGCGGCAATTTCCACCGCAGCCGCGATATCCCCGCGCCGCAGCGCGTCGGCCAGGGCTACGAGGTTGATGCGTGCGGCGTGGCGCCGAATGGCGTCCTCAAACGCCGCCCGGACGGTCTTGTCCAGCCCGGCCAGTAGCCGATCAAGTTCGGCGCGTTCGTTCATCCCTCAAGCATCGCCTTATAGAGCACCGCGACGCCGCCCGGCGCAACCGTCTCGATCTCGCCGAGGCGGAGCCACTTGGTGGACTCCTCCACGTCGGCGGGCAACACGCCCAGCGCGACCCTGTCGCCCTTCTCCGGCACCGCGCCGGTCGCCTCGATCAGAAGCATCTGGACCGTCCGCAGCACCATGCCTTGCCCATCCCGTTCCTTGCGCTGGCTTTGGATCACGGTCACGGCGTTATCATCGTCGTCCAGCGGCAGACCAGACCACGGCACGTCTGGCCCCGTGCGCTTCCGAAGTGTGGAGAGCAGCGGCCCAGACCCGGTCGCCGTGCCAGCCTCTGCCAGAGCCGCGGCG